CTATGAGTATAGATTTGTTAATTTATCTATAGGTAATTCTTCTGAATTGCTTAGATTAACAAAATATAGAAGCTGCCACTTTTGAGTCTCTATAGCTTGATTACTAATTGGAGTATCCCAAATAGGATAAACTCTCATTGCCATCTTGCCTTTTTGTAAACAGGTTCTCAATATTTTCTTTTTTAGAAGTATTTCTTTAGGAAAAACGAATTGTCCTAGTTTATTATCCGTAATACAAGTGATAACTAATAAGTCAGGTGCTGATTCATAGGGAAATGCTTGATTTTGCATATTTTCATCTTTCTCCCAAAAAGAAACAAATTGCCCAACTTTATTAGGAGTAACTTTAGACATTCTGAATCGGACTGTTCTGTGGTTCAATTGGAATGTACCACCAGCATATTCTGAATTTTGTTTTTCTTCATGTAGATTCGTGACTACTAGATTATTCGGATCATAAATCCTATTGTTTAACTCGGTAATTGCGTCATTAAATTTACTCATAGAAGGGCCTCCTTGTTTTTTATACTACTTTAATAGTAATCGAACTCTAGTTCTAAATCAATGAAAAATCTCATTAATGCCTTATAATTACAAAGTATTAATGATACAAACTAATATGCAAAACATTATAATTTGCCCTTCCTTATTTAGAAATTTATTAAGAAAAAGCAAAAAATAGGTAGCTCCTAAGTTTTACCCTAGAAACTACCTTCCACTACAACACTTCTATATAATCCGCATACACATAACCACCATGTGCTCCATAATAAATGTGTATCCAATCTTCCTCTTTTCTATATAACCTTACTTTTTCTCCATGGCTTAATACTCCTAATATTTTAGAGCTTGTACTCTTATTTTCTCTTACATTTAACCCGTCTTTGGCAGTAACAACACCTAGCTTTCCATCTAAAGAATATCAATTACCATTGTTAGACATAGCTTTTCCTGTAATTCCTTCTACAATTACATTAGCTAATCTTTCTGCACCTACTTTTTTGTATAACTCTACATCTATACTATCTATAAAAAATAACTCTATTAACATTACTTTAGCTTTTGTATTTCTTATTACATATAAATTACTCCCGTTCTTAATTCCTCTATTATTAAACCCTAAAGTTGTTATGTTATTTAAAGTTTTCTGTGCTTCTGTAAAAATATCTTTATTATAGGTATATATTTCTGTTCCTTGTCCTCCTCCAACATTTACATGTATTGATATAAATAAATCTACATTATTAGAGTTGGCTTTATTTACTCTATAGGATAAACTTTCATTAACACTGTTGGCACTATCTATTGCACATTCTATAACTGTATGCCCTGAAGCTCTTAATTTAGAAGTAACTATCTTCCCTATTTCTCTTGTAATATCCTGTTCTTTAAGTCCATTTCCTATTGCTCCAGTATCATAACCCTTTAAAGTATGTCCATAATCTATACCTATTTTCATAATTAATCCTCCCTCTTAATTTCTTTTTTGCCACCCTCTTTAAGTTGTTCTAAGCTCTCTATTAGTTTTTTAGGTAACGGTATACCCATTCTTGCCGCATTTTCGCAAATACTTATTCCTTCATTTGCTATTATGAAATAACAAAATATATTTCTAAGGTTATTGCCTGTTCCTAATAGTCTATCTAGCATTACAGGAACAACTATTAATAATAGTAGGAAAATCTTTTTAACAAGTCCTGTTGTCCCCTTCTGAGAATTTAATTCCTTATTAACTTTGGCAGCTATAACCCCTAATATATAATCCAATAATACAAATATTAAAAGGGTTTGTGATATAATATCAAACCCTCCAATTAAATAATTTATAGTTGCAATTAATGTAGCCAAAACTCCACTTGATGGAGCTCTTTCCTTTACTGTTGTTAACCCTAAAAAAGCATTCTTAATTATTTCTAACATGTTACACCTCTCTTTTATAAAAATAGGCAAGAAAAAAAGACCTTATGGTCCATTATCTTGCCTTTAAAACATTCATTTAGTTTTATGTCGTATTACATTATTCCTAATTGTTTATTTACTTCTTTATTTGTTCTGTTTGAAGCTTCTAATATTTTTCTATAAAGTAAATTACCAGTGTATCCTTGCTTTAAATATTTATTTTCATAATACTCAAATGGTAAATTAGAATTATTAATATCTAAATATGCTGCTAACTTTCTATCTTTCATTAATTTTCTAGCTTGCATTCTATATTTGTTTCTTAATAAATGAGCCTCTATAGCTTGCTCTTTTATTGCTAATGATTTATCTATTTTATTAACAATGTTTTTATCATGGTAAATATACCATTCCCTTACTTTCAGATTACTTAGTTTTCCAATTAAATTTTCATATTCTTCAAAATTAATATCTGTTCTAACCTCTTAAACCCTTCTTTATTATATTTGCATCATTTATACAGTATAGACGATATATGAAAATTTGTCAATCTAAAATCAAAAATGTAAATTTTATGCATATCATCAGCAATCTCTTTGACTATTGTACCATTCATTATGATGAACTTTCGTATCGCAATTATTATCTATTCTGCAGCAACTTTTTCTAGCAGCTCTTGGTACTGCTCTGTAGTAACTTGATTAAAAGTAAAGAATACATTTAACTTGTTTGTCATGTCCTCTTTTTCAAATCTACCCGCGGTGATTAAGTTTTTTAATAAGTTATATAACATATTTTACACTCCTCCATTTTCATCATTTAATTTTACAGAAGTACAAGTATTTATTTTTTCTATTGTTTCTAAATCCTCTACATCAATTGCAGTTAGAAAATCTGAATTATAATCTTTTAATGCACTCAGCGCTTGTAAATCCTGTTCTACAGTAGCCCTTGTACCATTATTATACATATCATTTACATAATATTTATGGACACAATATCCTGTATCTTTTCTAAAAAATAATCTAAAAAAATGTACTTTATCACACTCCAAATACATAATATTTATAGTTTCCACTGGATGGAGTAGGACTATATTGTACGGGCACACTAAACCCGTTCGAATTGACATATAAAGGTGATTCTAATTTTACAATGCTAAAATGTTCTTCAAAACCACCTCCACTTCTAAATAGTACTATGTCCTCAGAATATTTTGGGTGTCTTTCACCTTTTATATAAAGCGACATTCGTTGTGGATTAACGTATTTTTCTTCAAATTGTTGATATAAAACAACAATAATAAATTCTGGAGTGAAATTAAAATTATAATTTAATGTAACTACTCCATATGGATAAATTTTATCATTTATCACTTCTGCATATATTGATCTAGTATCTCCACTTGCAATTCCGCTAACAACTTTCATATAGGATATGTCAGATACTTTCTTTATTAAATTATCCAATATTTCATTCCCACTGCTATTTTGCCCTTTACCACTTAAATTACTAGCAAAAGTATTTTTCATGGTTTGTATTTTACTTTTCATACTTTCAAATGTGTCATTAGCAGTTAATGGAGAGCCGATAACAGAAGATATATTTTTCTTACCGTTATCGGCAAATTGAAAAAGTTCTTGTATAGCTGTTTGAACTTCTGTTGCATTCATTCCTGAAATTTTATTTAATTTAATCTTATTAGCTGATAAATCTATATTTTCTATTTTCTTCGTCATTTCAGCCATTTGTGACGTAACTTCTTGCAAGTTTTCTTCTATTGTTTTATCATTATTGACTTTTATGTCCTCTGCCTTAAGTATGACATCACCTAGTTTATTATTTACTTTAGTTACTGGAATTTTAATATTTTTAATTTTGTTATCCAGTATTTCTATATCTTTTTTGGTTGCCATTATAATAGTTGGGTCTATTTTTAAAGTTACATTTGAAGCATTACTTACTTCTAAAATTATTCTTATTGTTAAATCCTTAGTTGCTCCATCACTTACAATAGGTTTATATGTTTCAGGATATTTCCCTATAGCAATTAAATTGCCTTCATCATCAAACACACCTACCTCTCTTATGAAAAATCCTCCAACATTATCAGCAATCATTGTTTCTATAACTATCCAATTTGAATTTTCACTATCTGTGGCTATAGCTCCTACATTTCCTCTCCAAGCTTCATTAATTAATTTTTCTTGATTTTCTGTAGGATTGTAGTATTTGCTGTTTCCGTCACCCACTGCTAAAGTGGTTAAGTTTAATTTAGTACCAAGAACACTTGCATTAGCTATTTTGGCTTTTCCTATGGATGTTAATATGCCGTAAAATTGTTCTGCCATTATATTTCCTCCCTTCTTGGGTATATTGTTATTTCTTCAATACATGAATTATTAGATAATGCGATATTAAGTTTTGCTTTAGTTTCTATAGCTTTAGGACTACTGTTATTTCTTCCCCCGCAGTCATACAGGCTCCGACATAAACAGGGGATTTAATCTTTTGTGCTAAAGTAGAATTTAATATCATATTGCAAGGAATAATGTATCTAAAGTTATCAATTATTTCATTAAACATATTCCAATCAAAAGTATTTATTTCTACTTTTAAAACATATTCATTGTTTATTACTTCTAATTTATAGTTACCTTCTCCAAATAAGTTTTTTAGCTTATTGCTTAAGAAATTATAACTAAATGGAACTTTATCTAATTTTCTATTTTTAAGCCTTAACTTTCTAAATTCTAGACTTTCATTTAAACTATTTGCCCTTATTTTAAATAGAGTTTCGTATTTCTTAACCCCATACTCTGTTGCCCCATCAATAAAGTTTTCATTTAAAATTCTTTGTTGTCCCTTTTCTAATAATTGGAGTTCTTTATCTTCTGTAGAAGCAATTTGTTTAAATTCTTCTATATTAGCAATCTCTGGTGGTAAAAAGTTTATTAGCTTATTCACCTAACACCACCTCTTCCAATATAGGGACTTCATCTAATCCCAAAGTTAAATTTTCTTCTTTTCCATTTACTTTAGTTGTGTGTATATCTGCCACACTTTCTACATTTAAAATTCTAGCTTCAATTTGACTTATTCTAACTATTGTATTTTCTTCCTCAGACCACTGCTTTCTTAATTGCAGTAAATATTCATTTATCACTTTTTTAATATCTTCTTGAACTTGACCTATAGTAACATCCCTTCTTAATACAAGTTTAGTATCTATAGTTATTTCTATATCTTTAGCACCTAACACAGTAACTACATGACCTACTGGAGCTATACCTAAACCTTTCCCATTGTTAGGAACAGGGTCTAAAGTCGTTTGAACTAAATCAATTAATTCTTTAGTAGGAACGTTGTAGCTGCTATCTAAAAATACAACTTTTACCGTACCCCCACCATTCCATATAGGAAATACTTTTACAGCTCCAACTCCATCTATAGCCCTAGTATTAATTTTGTAATCTGCTATATTTCCCCCAAATGGCTTTTCATTTAAATGTTCAACATATCTATTAAAAAGACTTTCATTACTTTCTATTTCTTGCCCTGGTATAAGTAGTTCTCCTAAGTTAGCAGTAGATAAGCCTTCTATATAATCTATAGGTATTAATTGCCCTGTTATGGAGTTGCCTTCTATACCTGTAGATTCACATTGCATTTTATAAGTACCATTAGAAACTTTTTCTATGGCCACAAAATTAAAATCATCTATGGAGAACCTACTACCTATAGGAATATTTATTAAATTATTATCTTGGTCATAGAAATATCCTTTTTTAATTGCATGAGTTGCTTCTTCCCTTTTAAGCCCTTCTTCTGCCACTCTTAAATCTAAAAATTCATCTGGCATGTTAGGGCTAGCAAAAGTATATTCTAAAAATCTATCCATATCAGAATACATTCTTGCAACTTCCATTGCAGCAGGATCTAAAGCATTATAGATAATAGAGCCTTCTCTCTTATCTAAATTCTTTGGTACTCTTTCTAGCATCCTATTTAAAATTGTTTCCTCTGTATGTGCTTCAAACAACTACTTCACCACACTTTCAGTAAATTCTCCATAAATAGAAAAGACGGTAAAACTTACTTCTACACCGTCTTTATCATATCTAAATATAAAATTATCTACATTATTAATCCTATCATCTTGGCTTAGAGCTTCTCTTATTCTTCTTCTAAACTCACTTTCTGCTATATCCTTTTGTTGTCCTATAAGCCCATTAAGTTCACTTCCATAGTTCCAAGAATATATCAGATACTCATATCTTTCTGTATTTAATATTAATTGTATGGATTGCTTTAAGGCTTCTTTACCATCTGTAAAGCCTACTATTTTATTATCTTTAATTCTATAAGTTTTTGTCGGTCCAATTACTTCTTCTACTTCTAAATCATTTTCTATTATTGCTCCTTGTGGTAATATACTCAATTGTTACACCACCTTATCTAATACAATGTATTGTTGCCCGCCTTGCATCCTTAATAGTAAAACTTTATCACCTTGTTTAAGTCCTTCTCTTATAATAACTTTATTTAAAGCATTGGAGGTTGAACCATTGGTATAATTATGGTTATGGGATAAATCTATTTCATATCTGACTAAGCTCTCAGGAATAATAAAAAATTCCTTTGGTAGTATAAGTTTCTGATCTACTTTTATTTTAAAGTTATCTACGCTTAATACTTCTCCAAATAAAATATTAACTGGATTACTTGCATCAAAAGCCCCTATACTTGCTTTTTTTATTGTATCTAACATCCCCATTTCTATACCACCTTTAAATCAAAATCCATAACCAAATTACCCTTTTCAAACTTATGTTTAGCATCTTCTATTAAATAGTATTGTTTAATTCCTTTTTCTTTTATATCCACGTAAACACCACTACCAGCTCTTAACTTTAAATCCTCTTTAATATCTGTACTATTAGCAACAGCACCACCAAAGCTATCAAATCCACCATTTGCGGCATTCAGCACCCATTCAATAATTCCAATAAAAGGCTCAACAAATGTTGTCCATAGTGCTTGAATAATTGCATTAATTACACCCATAACAGTATTCCAAATTAATGCACCTGCAACTGCAATTGCCCCAACAATAAGTCCTGTTGCACTTACTGATGTACCAGCAAAATGATTAACTGCACCTACTGCTGCATAGAATATTGCAATTAAAGCAATTATACCTATTATAATCCATGTGATAGAACACGCCCACAAAGCTGCATTGAGTCCATGTTGTGCTACTGTTTCTGCAAAAGTGGCACCCGTTGCAAGAGTTGATGCGGCTGCTTTTGCAGATTCCAAAAATGCTTGTCTTGCTATAATTCCATTTGTTATCACTGCTACAACATTATACGCTACTAATGCTCCTACTATCCCTAATATTAAAGGTTCAATAAAATACCAGTTATCTGAAACTGTTTGGCCTACCCAACTAATTATATCAATTAATCCAGTAACCATATTAACTATCGCAACTAATCCCGTTGTTACACCGTCAAAGAATGGTTGGAATTTACCTTCTCTAAAACCTTCATTTAATGCTTTTAGTAAAGGTTTTATAGCTTCTAATGCGTTATTACCAGCCTTTGAGAAGGACGTTGAAATGTTGGCCATAAGGTTATCCCATAAAGATATAGCAGCGCCTGCCGCTTCTTCTACAGCTAACTGTGTACCGCCTTTTTTATTCAACATCTCATCAAATTTTCCCATGAAGTCATCCATATCTGTCGCATCTTTCAATTCTTTAACTTCTGAAGATGAAAAACCAAATCTACCTTTTAAAGACATTCCATCCCCGCCTAATATTTCCTTAAGTGCAAATCCTGCACCCTCAAGCCCTTGCGTTGGGTCTAGGAAGGCTAATCGTTCCGATAATTTATTTAAGTCCATTAACTTGTCTGTATTCTTGGTAAACTGTATAAACTGCCTAGATATAGCAGCAAAATCTTTAAGTCCATATTGGCTTATTAACGCATAGTCATTTATTTGTTTGAAAAATGACTTTCCTACATCCTTATTACCTAGCATTCCACTTATAGTTATTAGTTGCCTTTCCAAATTAGCAGCTCCACCTATAGTTGCATCTAAACCTTTTTTTATCGTTTGAAATCCTAGATAAGCACCTACCAGTCCTTTAATTTTACTAGTTAAACTATCCGCAGAACTTACTCCCCTATTAAAAGAATTATTTAAGCTTTCTTGGCTACTTCTAGTTCTATCCTGTTCTCTTACTAATTCTTGTAATCCAGCACCCACTCGCTGAATTGCTTCTCTTGCAGTATTTAAGCTATTAGTTATTCGTATATCTCTATTTGCACTATTATTCATGTCATCCATAGCTGATATTGTAAGGTTTAAAGCTTGTGTTACTTGCTGTAAAGGCCTAGTCATTTGGTCAAACATTCTAAGAACTGTGGATACTGTTGCCATACCATCACCTCGCTTTTTAAGACATAACAAAAGCACTCACTATTAAGTAAGTGCTTTTAAACTTTATTTTATATGCTCTTCTCCATCTAATATAAATGACTTAACACTATTCCCATCAGATGATAAAATTATTTGAAATTCACTTCTCAATTCTGCTCCAAATGAATTCTGCGCATCAACATATGATTGTACTATTATTTCTTCTTTATCTTTCCCAAATTTCCATTCTGATATATTAGGAAATTTTGCAGTAGATGGTGATTTTAAAACAGATTTAACAGTATTTTTGCATTTTACTTGTAAATTGCTTATTTCACTATTAGAAAAAATAAAGTCCGTAATTTTAGAAATTACTTTCCCATTTTCATATAAAGAATTATCGGCCCATTTTACCATATTAATTTTATTATCTTTTGTAATATATAGTATTACATTGTCTATATTTTCTGCTTTTACTTTATATCCTTTTTCTCCTTCAATATTAATATTATCTAAAGTTTCATCGTGCTCTGCTTTATCTATCTTACCTACACCACATTCTTTTAATACATTAACCACATCTGTTGCTTGCTCCTTCGATATATTGGTGGCATTCATAATAATCCCCTCTTGTGTTGCTCCTAATCTATCTGCATTTTTAAGTGCATAAATTAGGCTAAATCCTAGAGCAAATATAATGATAATTGGTATTAAACACCCTAACCTTTTTTTCCCCTTTGCCATCAT